AACAAATGGGATAAATTAGGATTCCTTGAAGGTCTTAAAGGCCACCTAAAAGAAAATGTAGCACAGTTGTATGAAAACCAAGCTTCTTTCTTGATTAACGAAGCAACTTCTGAAGGTTCAAACGGAGCTTTTGAAACAGTTGTTTTCCCTATCGTAAGAAGAGTTTTCTCTAAATTGTTAGCTAACGATATCGTTTCTGTACAAGCAATGAACTTACCTATCGGTAAATTGTTCTACTTCGTACCTCGTATCCAAGGATACCAACAAACTAACCCTACTGATGTTGCAACTCACTACTCACCTGTTGGTTCACCATCAAATCCAGGTACTAGTGGACTTGGAGATGGTTATCCAAATCAACCAGGTGCTTTCGCTAAAAATCTTTATGATTTATTTTACGAAGGTTCTGAAGCTAGTCTTGATCCAGCTGGTTTATTTGATTATTCAAAAGGTAAATGGTCTGCGGTTACTGCATCTACAAACGCTATCGTATGGAATAGTGCTGGTGGTTTTGACAATGCAAATGGTGCTTATGATGGTAAAAATATCAGAAAAGTTCTTATCAAACTTTGTGATTTCAGAACATTAGGTGATGGTGCTGGTAAACTAATCGGACCTGATGGAAATGAAGTTGATACTGAAACTTTCTTATCTGACTTGAAAATTTTCGCTAATACTGATTTTACAGAAAGTGGTGACACTTGTAATGTTGTTTGGGATGATGCTAATAATATTGGTAAACCATTATTATTTAGAGTTGTAACACAACAATATGGTAAAGGAATTGTTAATTATGGTCAAAATGTGAAAACAACTTTCCCTAATGACGGAAATGGTGGTTCATATTATGATATCTGTGATTCAACAGGTTGTATCTATTTAGAAGTTGATTTATCTTGTCCTGCATGTTTTAATTGTGGTGCTGATTCATTAGATGGTTATACAGGAACAACAATTGACACATTAGCAAATGGTGATTTTACAGCTGTTTATAGAACTTACGAAAACCTTGAGTTCGCTGACGAAATCGGTGAAGTATCTTTTGATCTTGAGTCTGTAACTGTATCTGTTACTGAAAGAAAATTAAGAGCTCAATGGTCTCCAGAACTAGCACAAGACGTTGCTGCGTTCCATAACATCGATGCTGAAGCTGAATTGACAGCTTTATTATCTGAGCAAGTTGCTGCAGAAATCGACCGTGAAATTTTACGTGACTTACGTAAAGGTGCTGCTTGGAACTTACGTTGGGATTACAACGGATGGAGAAGATTGAACTTGACAACTTCTTACACTCAAAAAGATTGGAATCAAACTTTGATTACTGCAATCAACCAATTGTCTGCACAAATCCACAAATCTACTTTAAGAGGTGGTGCAAACTGGATCGTAGTATCTTCTGAAATTTCTGCAATCTTTGATGATTTAGAATACTTCCACGTATCTAACGCTTCTCCGGAGCAAGATCAATACAATATGGGTATTGAAAGAGTTGGAACATTGGCTGGTCGTTACCAAGTGTATAGAGATCCTTACTTCCCACCAAACACAATCTTGTTGGGTCACAAAGGAACATCTTTACTTGACACTGGTTACATCTACGCACCGTATGTACCTCTTCAATTAACACCTACAATGTATAACCCATTCAACTTTACACCGATTAAAGGTATTATGACTCGTTACGCTAAGAAAATGGTTAACAACCGTTTCTACGCTAGAGTAACTGTTGATGGTGTTCGTACATTTGATTTAAGAGAATTGAGATAATCAAAATCTTAAAAATATAAGGAAAAGGTCAGATTAAATCTGACCTTTTTTTATTTATAATAAATTTTAATTTTAAGTATTACTTACTACCAACCTATGTAATTATACTTACTTTGTATTATGTTGTCTATCGTATTTTGGACTTATATCGTACCCTAAAAATAGGGTTTTGACCCCTATTAATCATATCTATTAGTGTAAATAAAAACAAACTAATAGAAATGAAAAACTTAAAAACAACAATCACAACAATCTTAATCAGTTTAATCACCTTCGTATCATTTGGACAAGATGAAGGTAAAATTTGGGTAACAATAAAAAATACTAAAGTTGTTCCGACAATAGTAGGTGATGAAGAATTGGTTTCATCTGACCCATCATTCAATAAAACAATGAAACAACTAAATGTTAAATCTGTTGAAAAGGTATTTCCAGCATCAAGAACAAAAGAATTACAAGCGGTTTATGAAATAACTTGTGATTGTGACGAAAACCTATTAGGTAAAGAATTTAAAAGAGTAAAATCTGTTTCAAGAATTGAAAAAGCACCAAAATATGTTAATCTTGTTGAACCAAATGATTATAATTTGGTAACAAATGGTACTTGGGCTCTTGACTTAATTGGTGCTCAATCGGCATGGGCATTTACAAATGGTGACACTTCAATTACTATTGGTATATCGGATCAAAATTTCTATCCTAATCACGAAGAATTAATCGGTAAAATTAAACATTATGACCAAACAAACACAGCAACAAGGACACACGGTACGGCCGTGGCAGCAATAGCCGCAGGTAATACCAATAATAACATCGGATTAAGTTCAATTGGATATAATAGTTCATTAGGACTTTATAGAATGAATTATAACGACGCATTAGTAGCATCTTACGCCGGTTGTAAGGTTATAAATTTAAGTTGGGCTTCAAGTTGTTCATACAATCCATACGCACAAGTAGCAATTAATGAAATATACAATAACGGAACATTTATTGTTGCTTCAGCGGGAAATGGTACGACTTGTGGAAACTCATCGGCTTTAGTGTATCCCGCTTCATATAGTAATGTTTTTTCTGTTTCAAGTATCGGTTCAAACGATTCCCACATTTCATCATATGGTACAACACATCAACATAACACTAAAGTTGATTTAGTCGCACCCGGATATAATGTACCATTAACAACATCTCCTGGTTTATATACAACATCAAATGGTACATCATTTGCCGCACCATTTGTTTCAGGAACTGTAGCTTTAATGTTATCTTTAAAACCAGATTTAACAATGAATCAAATTGATTCAATATTAAGAGTTACCGCGGTTAATATTGATTCCATTAATTCCCAATTTATTGGAACATTAGGTTCAGGTAGATTAAATTCCGGAGCGGCAGTTCAGAGTGTTTGGAATATGGTTAATGTTGTTGATGATGGTAATAATGGTCACGGAAACGACGATAATGGTGTTGACAACTCAAATCCTGGTAATGGTGGAAACAATAACGGTAATCACAATGGTAATAATGGTGTTTATAGTGATGGTGTGATGGTTGCTGGACAAGCACCGGGTAATAATGGTGGAAACAGGATGTCAGTTATAAATCTCGATAAACCAATCAGTGATGATGTGACTAACTATATGGTTGTTGATATGAGTGGTAAGCATGTTAATTTAGATGAATCACCATCAGGTATGTATTTTATAATCGACAATGGAATAATCGTTAAACGAATCTTTAAAAGCTAAAATTATGAAAAAATTATTATCAAACAATATCGGTTTATTTACCACAATTTTTCTAACTTATTTTTCTTTTTGTATGGTGTTAAAAATAATAATCACAAATGGTTAAATATTCATTTATTTTAAAAAAATTTGATTATTGTTGATTTTTTTGATATTTATTATATAGGGGGTTTTTTAAATTTTATTTACAATGAAACATTTATTTTTTTTATTTACGATATTTTTGTCGTTAATTTCACACTCACAATGTACTGGGTATCAGATATATGAGAGTTTTTCATCATCATTACCAACACAAGGGGGTACTTGGGTCGCAACATCTATGGGTTATAGTACTACGCCCGTTCGAACTGGTACATACACATCATCATTTAACGCTAAGGATGATGCGATTAGGACACCATTAATTTCAAACCCAGGAGTATTAAGTTTATGGTATAGAAGAAGTTCAAATACTACAGCATGGACTTTAAATGTTCAAACATCAACTGATGGTACGACTTGGACAACAAGAGGTTCTGTTACATCACCAAGTGCGACTTGGACGCAATACACATTAAATATTGGTGCTTTAGGTTTAACTAATGTATATATAAGATTAGTGGATGCCAGAGCGTCAGGAACACACGAAAGATATGTCGATGATTTTAGTATAACTTCAACATCTTCAAGTGAAAATACATTGTTTCCCGCAATATCAAATTGTTCACAAACAATATCTAACGGAACAACATATACATTTACAGATATCGGTGGTTCAAGTGATTCGTATAGTAATAATATGTCTCAGACATTTACTTTTTCACCAGGGACTGCAGGTATGAAAGTAGAGATTAATTTTTCTTCACTTGTTGGTGAATTGGGTGCTGGTGGTACCTTATATGATTATATTAGAGTATATAATGGCCCAAATACTTCATCAACATTAATAGGAACTTATACGTCTACACCAGCCAATCCTATCGCATCAACAGCAAGTGGTGGTGAATTAACAGTAACATTTACCTCTGACGTATCAACAGTAAATGCTGGTTGGGTATCCACCATTTATTTGATTAGTAATTGTATAAAACCGACTTCATTATCTTTATCTTCAACATCGTCTACTTCAGCAAATATGTCGTGGACTGCAGCATCACCCGCACCTTCTTCTGGATATGAATGGGAAATTAGAACATCAGGTGTTGGTGGAAGTGGTTCTACGGGTTTGACGAC